GCTCTTTGTGACCGGGCCGTAGTTGTACGAGTGACGCCGATCAGGAGCGCGCTCGGTGGTTTCGAGGCGATGGATTTCGCCGCCAGCTGCGAGGAATTGTTCGGTCAGCACATAATGTTCGGCGCGAGCGGGTTCGCTCTGCCGGATGGCAGTTTGAGAAAACATAGGAGAGGCATCCGTAGAAAGGGCGCCAGAAGACGCCCTAAGCTATTGATTTAGAAGGGNATATCGTCGTCGAAGCTGTCGNCGGCCGGNGCCGNCTNCTGGCTCTGCTGCGGCTTTGGCTGCTGCTGCCGTGGCGCTTGCTGCTGCCCCTCGGGCTTGCCGCCGAGTAGCTGCATCGTGCCGCCCATGTCCACGACTACCTCGGTCGTGTAGCGCTTCACGCCATCCTTCTCCCATTCGCGGGTCTGAAGGCGGCCCTCGATGTAGCACTGGCTGCCCTTGCGCAGGTACTCGCCGGCGATCTCGGCGACCTTGCCGAACAGCGAGACGCGATGCCATTCGGTTTTTTCAACCAGCGCCCCGGTTTGCTTGTCCTTCCATTTCTCGCTGGTTGCCAGGCTCAGGTTGGTGACCGCGTTGCCGTTGGGCATGTAGCGGGTTTCGGGATCTTGCCCGCACGAACCAATCAAAATGACCTTGTTGACGCCTCTCATGCAGCTCTCCCCCTCATTCGCTCGCGCATATCGCGCTCAAGTTCGGCCAGCTCTTCGAGAAAAAAGCTGACCTCGGTTTCCATTTGCTCGATGCGCTTGTCGTCCCGCTCGAAGCGGAAGCAGGCATAGCGCAGCTCGCTCGGCAGGCGGTCGTCAAAGCTCACGAAGTCGACCCACTCGCGCTGCGTGCAAGCCATTTGCGCGAGCATCTGCCATTCGTACTGCGGGTCGTGCTTGCCCGATTGCAGGGTGGCGATGTGTGTTGCGGTGTGCGGGCATTTGATTTCCAGAAGCCCTGCCGCACCCACAACGCCATCGGGCGAGGCGCCCATTCCAGCGATGGCCGGGTGAATGATCAGGCCGACTTCGTCAACGTCCGCTTCCGAGTACAACTCGTAGGCAGCGCGAGCCATCGGCTCCAGTTCGGTGCCGCGCTGGACGGCTGCGTTGCGCGATAGGTCAGGCCCGGAAGGGCGCCCCGTCAGACGTTCGCACAGCAACTCCATCATGTAGTTGCGCCGGGTGGCGGACGGCTCCTTGCCGCGCCCCTTGGTCATCACGTCCTTTACGCGGCTGCCGGTCACGCGACCCAGGCGCGCCGCGATCCACTCCTCACTCCCCTGGTCCATGGCTCACCTCGCCTTCGATGGGTTCCAGTTCTGCCGTCAGTGCGGCCTTGCGGTCGCGTGCGGCTGCCTTGAGCGCGCTAAACGCGGCCTCATCTTTAGCCAGGCGCATCGCTGCGCGGCCTTCCTCGAATACGGCTTGCAGGGCTTCGACCGACTCGGCTGCGGCCACCTGTGCCAGCCACCTATCCGCCAGCTCGCTCGTCGCCGGCTGGCTCGCAAGCGCCGCCAGCCCTTCGCCGCTGTCCGTGTTCAGGTGGTGGATTGCCTTGTCCAGTCGCTCTGTCTTCGGCCAATACTTGTAGGCCCGCTTCACGACTGTCTTCTTCGCCATCTCGCCGTAGTCCGTCTTCCAGGGCGAGGACTTGCCCGACTTCACCGACTGCGAGCGATTCATGATCGCGTCGATTTCGTCGCGGCTCATGCAGGTTGTGAGGTAGTCGCCATCGGCAGTCTTGACCACGACGTAAACGCCGAGAATGTCGCCGCGATCCTTGGCGAACGGGTTGTAGCCGTGGCTCGGCGGCTTGTCGAAACCGTTGAGCGCGAACGAGTCGGCCGCATAGACAATCTCAGCCTGCGCCCAGCGAATCGAGCCGGTCGCCATCGCCAGATCCATCAGGCCCATGTAGCTGATATCGAGGCAGATCTTCCCGTCGCGCGGCACCAGATAGGCTTGGCGCTTGGCCGGGTTGAGGCTGATACCGATGGCGCCGATGTTGGTCACGGCGTTGACGACCGATTGCCTGTTCTGCATCGCCAGCTTCGTGGCGTAGTCGTTCGAGGTGATGATCTGGACGGCGAAACCGGCTTCGCGCTCGAAGTTAATCGTGCGATCTGCCAGCACTTCCGCGAACGCATCGCGGGTGCCGTAAATGTCCTGCGTGATTGTTGCTACCGCGCTGCTCATGTCGTAATGCTCCCCGCCAGGCCGCTCAGATAGGCCCAGGCTGTCAAAAAGGTGAGGGTGATCAGAAAGCCGCGCCAGAAGGCGAGGCGGCGGGCGCGCTGGTAGCGGGTCATGGCTGCGACTCCAGCGAGAGAAGGCGCTCGCCGAGCTGGATGCGCCCCGCGACCTGCTCCTTTGGTATGCCGGTCAGTTCGGCGATCCGGCTCAGCGGCAGGCCGTCCCGGCGAAGCGCTGCGGCGCGCCGACTTGCTGCCTGCTGCCGCTTCTTGGCGCCAGACCCACTCACGTCCGCACCTCCACCCACCGACGCCCGGCCTTGATCGTCATCGCCGACCGGATCGGCGTATCAACCATCCTCGTCTCAGGCGGCAGAGCCAGCGCGGCGAAGAGAGACTGCCCCGGCGCGACTAGCAGGGTATGCCGGCGCTCGGCGTGTTCGAGTTGTTCGTCTATCAGGGATTTGACGAGGGCTGTGGTCATGGCTGCTCTCCTTGCATGGCAGCGTCTATTGCTTCATCGCACGACATTTCGGTCACGCCGAGATCTGGCCACTCATCCGCAGAGCGCAGCCACCGATACCGCTCGGCGTCCTTCGCCAGCGCATCCCGCTCAGCGAGAAGGGCGTCGTGCTCTGCTTCCTTTGAAGCCAAGCTGCGCGACAGCCAGCGAATGCGGTCCTTCACCGCGGTCATCCACGCGATCGGCGGGTGGTAGCCCGGCTGCTTGCTCAGGATGGCGCTGATATCCAGTGGCCGGTCGTAGTTCATAAACGCGCCATTGGCCAGCTGGTCATCGGTCAGGTCGCCAAGAGTCAGCTGTGCGCGCTCGCAGTCGTAGCGGGCGCCGTGCGGGTCAGGCTCACCGGCAGCGGCCCAGGCGGACGAAGGCGTGCCGGCGTTCTCTTTCAGCTGTCGGCGCAGATCGGCGATGGTCTCCAGCGCTCGCGCCAGCTTGCTTTTTGACTGGCTCATGCTTCCCCCTGCGCCGTCATCAGCGCGTTCCGTATTACCGCCCACTCCTCGTCTGTGCAGTGCTCGGCCAGCGGCTTGCTTGTGGCGATCAGTAGGGCTTGCAGCAGGTCGGGTGCGGAGGCGATTAGGCGGGCGTTGGCTTCTCCTTCTGCGCTTGCTGGGCGAGAGATGCCGCCCCACTTCGTTACGCAGCGACCTTCCAAATCTTCGATTTGATACGGCTGCTCGCGGCCGCTCCGGCCAATCTGCCAAGGCCCCGGCGTAAAACGTGGCCTGCTCATGCTGCCTCCTGCTGGATGTGCTCAGCCTCTGCCGTGCGGCGAGCTGCTTCGTAACTGATGAATGCCGGCTTTAGCTGGTCGATCTCGTAAACGATTTCGTCCAGGGCGTTGCCCAGTAGCTCGTCCGTGCGGTTGCGCACTGATTCCCAGCGGCGCCGGTAGTTGAGCAGCGGCACCAGGGCGGCGATCAGGTTGAGCGGTACTTCGATTCGCTCGGCGCAGAACTCGGCGAACGCCTGAGCGGCATCGGCGTCGAGTTCGTCGAGCTGGCTGCGGATGGCGTCTTCGAGCGATGTGGCTTCATCCGGGCACGGGTATTCCCGAAACCCTGTTTCGTGTCTGGTCATTTGGGATGCCTCGATTGCCCGGACGGGCGTTGGAATGGGTGATGCAGTGGCCGGCGCTGATCCCGGCATGCTTCGTCAAAAGCACTGGTTAGACGAATATCCCTTCTGCTCTGTAATCCATAGCGGGCACTTTCGCGCGCATCAGCCTGCGCATTCACTGCATCGGGGAGTGAGCTGGTGGAGCCCTTTATCAGGCCGTGGTAGCCCGAAGCGCTGGAACCCTCTTACCCAACTACCAACTCACTCTCCGATGCAGGCTCTTAACGCGAGCCATTCGGCACGTCCCGCAGGCGTGTACTACCTGCTGACGTGCTGCCGGGGTTTTTCAGTCTCAAGGCACTAGCCGGCTGATCCTCGTCACAGTTATCCGCTGCCGGCCCGCTGTGCTCGGGTGTGATATGTGCCTGCTACCGATCCCCGGCAGGCGCTGGGCAGGAGGTGTCTTCCGTGACGCCGGATCGGCTCCGGCTGGGATATGGGTTAGCCTCTGCGGTACGCCTCGATCAGTTCGCGATTGAGGCGGGCAACCTCCGCCTCTAGCTGGAGAATGCGAGACCCTTTGATCTCGTCGCTCATCTGGTCGCAAAGAGGCTTCACGACCGTGCTGTGTTCGCCAAGGCTTATGTAATGGCCGGCGTCGTAGGAGTCGCTTACCCGCACCATCTGATTTTCTAGGCGCTCGAATTTCCCGGCGATCAGGTTTTGCACTACGCCGGCCACGCGGGAGTTGATGTTGGCGTCAGTGTCTGTCTCGATGTGCGGCAGGTAATCGCAATACAGGTCGTCCATTACGCTCTGGATAACCGCGCCTGCCTTCTGCTTCAGCTCTTCAAGAGCTTTGGTTAGTATCTGTTCCCTTGTTTCTGCGCTGCTCATTGCTCTCTCCCTGCGCCGCTCTGGCGCTATCTGAATGAGTGGCGCTGCCAGCACCGGGCGCCCTCGGTTAATCGCAGACCGGGTGGTCTGCCCCCTGGCTGGCTCAGGGGTGTTTGCTAGGTGCGGACTTCGAGCATTGCGTCGGCCATCGCGTACGCAACTCTTGCTACTGAGTGGTTGTCGCCGCCAGCGCTCGGGGATGTAATGCTCAGCCCGTTGGCGCGCAGGAGGGACTGCATCGCCTTCGCCGCGAAGTAATCGCGCAGGGTCATGCCTTTTGACTCTAGCGCCGCATCACGAGGAAACGCCGGCCCGCCTGTTTTATCGCTCATCTCACTCTCCTCATTCAAAAAACAAACCGCCCCGAAACCCTCGTAGCAGCCGGCCGGCTCATCGCCTGGCGTGTCGGCCTCATCGGCTCTCGGCGTACTGGCTGCCGCTCAGGGATGAGCAGCAGCACGATTAGCGTGAGGGCTAGCAGTGCCCAGAGTTTGTCGGTCATGGCGGGGCTCCTTCCTTGGGATTGTTACTCGCTCGGCGGCGGCGGGAGGGGCATCCAGTGGGAAGGCTCGTCGTCTTCACAGAACCCGCCATCCCATGAACCCCAGCAGGCGCCGCCGTCATACTCAACGTTGCCTAGATACACTCCCGTTGAGCTGTGTTCAGGCGCCGAAGCGCTCCACTCGACCCACGACCCTGCCGTTACGCGATCGCCCTTGCGCAAGATGATCTCGGTGCCATCTCGAGGCGCCGAGTCGATCGTTCTCCATTCGCTCATCTCAGCCTCCTATGTGCTGATAACTCTCTGTCGCTCTTTCGTTCTTCCGGCGTGCGGGCTGGGAAGCCGAAGTACATGCGGCGCCTGCCGGTGTAGCCGCACTCCTTGCATCCGTGACCATCGCCGCAGCTGCAGCCGCCCTCGCAGCCGCAGCAGCAGCCGGAACAGCGCAAAGTGCAAAAGCCTTCTTCCTCAACTTCACCAGACTCGCAAATTGAGTAGTTCAAGCGGCGATCAAGGCGAAATCCGGTGATTGACTCAGCTTCTTCGTGCGTCGAGAGCTGGCAGCCGTCGTCGCTGTACTTGAAGACTTTGCCCATGCCTGCCTCCATTCGCTGATAGGTGATGCGCCCTGTCTCCAAGGCGCAGCAGGGGGTTTAGGCCGGCACTTCAATCGGCTGCTGGTCGACGATAGTGATCGAGCCACGATCGGTTACTGCAGCCCGCGCCGCGTGGCCTGGATTGCGCTCTGCGAACTGCGGGTGCGGCAGGAACTCCTTGATCCGCCCCGTCTTGCTGCGGCCGATTCCGACGAAGATCATGTCGCCGACCTGAATTTTGCTGCCGAGCTTCGTTGCCATTTCCGTTCTCCGGTTGTCTTCCCGATGACCCACTCTCGCGAATGGGCATCAGTGAATATTCCGTGTCTCGCAAACCTTCGCGCCGGTAGCCGGTGGCGAACGCCTTGCGTTGTTGCGTTGCTGTCCAACAGAACTCAATCGCCGGATTCACTCGGCGCCTGTTGGCTCGTCTTCATGTTGTTAAAGAGCGTTCCGGGTTGCCCCGAGGCATCGCTGCCTGTGTCGCCTCGGGCTTCTTGAGGCCCTCTGCGTCTGTGGGAGCAAATATGACGCAAGCCATATTCATAGTCAATGGTTCTCGCCATATTTTTACTCGTATCGGAATTTTGGGATGAATCTTCCGGCGCGGCCGGCGACGAAAGGGCATGGCGATTGGGCGAAAAATCAGGAGGCCGTCACATGGCGCGGGTGTATTTGGTGGCGTCGGTCAAGGCGACATGGCAGGGCGAGCGGCTGGATGCGGCGCCGACGACGGCCGAGCAAATGGTGGCTGTAGGCGTCAGGCTGCTGATAGAAGAGGTTGGCGCCGAAAAGGCGCGCAAGGTTATGCGGAAGGAGCTTGCGCGCTACAGACGCGACTACAGAGGGGCAGGCAGAGACGAGGGGTCTCCGCTGCTAAGTGACTGATATTCCGATGTTTTCGGGTGCGCTACCGAAAAAGCCCGATTTTATCGGTAGTGCACCCGATTTATTCGGTAGCGCTCGGGCTGATTCCTGATTCCTGATTCCCTATTCATTGATTCCTGATTCCCTCTACCGCCCTTTCGGGCTGGTCGGGAGGGGTTCAGGGTCAGCGGCGTTTGTAGGAGCCAACCAGGACCGCGACGATGTGCGTCTCTTCGGTGATAGGGATCATCGGGTGCTGAGGGTTCAGCGGCTTCAGGTAGCACTGCCCGGCGTCCTCAACGAATATCTTGAAGGTGGCGGCATTGCTGGCTGGCAGCTTGGCGATGACGGGATCGCCGGACTTGTGGGAAACGTCAGGGTCGACGTAGATGAATGTTCCGTGCGGATAGCTTTCGGAACCAGGGTAGGGGCTCGTCATTGAGTCCCCCTCTACGCGCAGCGCAAAGCCGCGCGGGCCAATCGGATCAGGGCAGGGCATCCAAACCTCAGCATCGCCTACTTCGTAAAGGTCGATAGCTTCACTCCAGGCCCCGGCAGCAACCCAGCTGATCAGCGGCACCCGCTTTAGGGCGTCAAGAGGCAGAACAGACGCTTCGTGCACATGGAGTGGTGCTACATGCGATCCGGCATCGGCTTGTGGGCTGGATTCTTTAGGCAGCATGTCGCCCTGTCCAGTTTCCAGCCATACCGGACTGACGCCACAAGCAATGGCGATCCGCACGCAAAAGGCAGATTTGGAGTTGTGGTCTTTTTCGAGCTTAGAAATGGTCGTCTGATCCATCTTCGCCTTGAGGGCGAGCTGGGCTTGGGTCAGGCCGGCGTACTTGCGCGCCGCTTTCACTCGTTGGCCAATGCTGTTCATGCGGCAATGATCAGGATTCTCGCCATGCGCTTGCAAAGGGTTCTCGCCATAACCTAGAATATGGCGAGAATCGTAAAAGGGTGCCCCATGAACATCTACGAACAGCTCGTCAAGCACTTTGGTACGCAGGTCAAGACCGGCGAGGCCTTGGGTATTGACCAGACGACCGTCTCCGGCTGGGTCACTGGCAAGCGCGGAATGCATGCCATCACTGCGCTCAAGGCCGAACAGGTCACCGGCGGGCTGTTCAAGGCCGTAGAGCTTTGCCCAGCCCTGAAGCGCGTCAAGACCGCCGCTTGATCCCTTTTTCACTAGTTGCTCCAGCAGAAGGAAATTGCCCATGAGTTACGACATTCGTTCACACCTGAAAGACCGGGAAATCAAGTTGAGGGTAGACGAAGAAACCTTCGACTTGATCGAGGCCGCAGCTCGCTATCACCGCACGCAGAAGGCGGTGTTTGTACGCGATCTGGTGCGCGCCTATTTGGATCGCATGGGGGAGGAGGATAACGCGCGGGCCCATACCGCCTGAAGGCCGCAATAAGGCCGCACTTAGGCCCTGGAGTTCCGCAATGCCAACAACAAAGGATCTGCCAGCCACGTTCTCATCCGGCGACGTTTTTCGCCTGGAACAGATGGCGGCACAACTTGGAGTAACCGTGGAGCAAGCGACGCAGATCGCACTCGACGCCGAATTGGGAAGGCGCACTCGTATCAGTGCGCCGCCAGCAGTAGTCCTCCCTTTCCGCGTGAAGCTGGAAGAGGGACTGAAGAGGGGCTTGGTGACTGAATAGTCATCCGGCAGGCAATAAAAAACCCGGTGGTTCAGACCGGGTTCGATAACGCGAAGTACGGGGAACATCATATGACAAAGCAAGCATCGACGGCAATACAGGTAGCGGGAGTTCGCATCCGTCAGGACTTGGGCGGCCGGTTCCGCATCAACGACTTGCACAAAGCGGCCGGGGGGCAGAAGCGCCACCAGCCGTCCGACTGGCTGCGAATCCAGCAGACCAAAGAGCTGATTGAGGCCATCGAAAACTCCGGGAATTCCCGGAGTATCCCGGTCGAGTCGGCGGAGGGCCGAAGCGGCGGCACCTATGTCTGCAAGGAGCTGGTCTACGCCTACGCGATGTGGGTAAGCGCCGAGTTTCACCTGCATGTCATTCGCACCTTTGACGACCTAGTGACCGGCCAGCTTGCGGCGGTCGAGTCGCGTCAGTCGCGCGAGCGGGCTCGCCTGGAGGCGCCGGCCATGACTGACGCGATCAAGTTCACCCGCGCGGCTGCGGGCAAGCCGATTGCCGCGTATCACTTCAGCAACGAATTCGACCTGATCAATCGCATTGCCCTCGGCCAGCCGGCAAAGGTCTATCGCGCCGNCAACGGCATCAANCAAGACGCCCCGCTGCGCGACTACCTGACCCCATGCCAGATCAAGTGCGTCGAGCACNTACAGCGCACGAATGCCGCGCTGATNGACGTGGGAATGCCNTTNGAGGACCGCAAGGCTCAGCTCAGCAAAATTTACATGCAGCGCCACAGCCGCCCGCTGCTGGCCGAAGTCAAGCGGATGGAGTTCTAACCATGGCGAGGGCACGAAACATCAAACCGGCATTGTTCAAGAACGAAGTTCTCGGCGTGGCTGACCCGATCGCCACTCTCCTTTTCGTCGGCCTGTGGACGCTAGCAGATCGCCGCGGAATCCTCGAAGACCGCCCGCTTCGCATCAAGGCGGAGGTGTTCCCGTATCGCGAGGGCATCGACGCTGACGGGCTGCTCGCCTGGCTGGACAAGCACGACTTCATCCAGCGCTATGAAGTCGACGGCAAGGCGTGCATCCAGATCAACAACTTCGAGAAGCACCAGAACCCGCACAAGAACGAAGAGCCGTCCGAGCTTCCCGACGCCATGCNGNTGGCAACTACGCAGGGACTCAAAAGCCCGCAAAGGGCATGACCGCAGAGGCNCAGGCCGCNTTCGAGACGTTCTGGAAGCTGTACCCGCGCAAGACCGCNAAGGACAACGCCCGCAAGGCGTTCGCCAAGCTCGATCTGACNCCNGANCTGCTGGCTCAGATCATGGAATCGCTCGCCANGCACGCGACCTGCCAGAGCTGGCTGAAGGACGACGGGCANTTCATCCCGCACGCCGCTACCTGGCTCAACGGCAAGCGCTGGAACGATGAAGTGAAGTCGGCGGCCAACGTCCACCACTTCCCCGGCGCCTCGCGTCACTCGGGCTTTGACCAGCGCGACTACAGCGCCGGCCTGATTCAGCGGGAGGACGGCACCAATGGCTTCTAACGCATTGAACCTGACCGTCGACCCGCTAGAGCGCCGCTTCGGCATCGTCTCCAAGCAGCCGGCCGAATGCCCCGAGCACGGCGAGTACGCGGCGATCATCAGCAAGCACCGGGATGGCCCGAGCGGCTGCCCGGCGTGCGCGGAGATTCGCCAGCGCGAGAAGGACGCTGAAGACCAGAAGGCGCTGATGGCCAAGATCGCCGCCGACCGCCTGGCCAACAAGCTCGGCGCCGCGCTGATCCCGTCTCGCTTCCGTGACCGCTCGTTCGAGGGCTACATCGCCACCGAGCCGAAGCAGATCAAGGCGCTGACCGTCTGCCGCGAGTACGCCGAGAACTTCGCTGAGCACTTCAAGGCCGGCCGCTGCCTGCTGCTGCTGGGCAACGTAGGGACTGGGAAAACCCATCTGGCGGCTGCGATTGCCAACCACATCATGCAGACCACGAACGCCACGGCCGTATACCGCACCGTCGGCGGCATCTTGCAGCACATCAAGGGCAGTTACGACCGGGAAAGCGAGTACAGCGAGGCCGATGCTTTCGCCGCGTACACGAAGCCGAGCCTGCTGATCATCGACGAAGTGGGCGCCACCAAGCCGACCGAGTTCGAGCTGGCCACCCTGTTCAACATCATCAACGGCCGGTACGAGGAACAGCTGCCGACCGTCGTGATTTCCAACCTGCCGGCCGGCGAACTCTCCGGCGCCCTGGGCGAGCGCTGCGTCGACCGCCTGCGTGAAGGTGGCGGCATTGCCGTTGGCTTCGACTGGAAGTCGGCACGCGCGAGGGCTACGGCATGAGCAACCAATTCAAGCCGGGCGATCTGGCGCTGACCCTAATCGACTTGCCGCCTGTCATGGCTGGAAGCGTCGTGGAGCT